TACGGAAACATCAAAGTTTATGTCGATAGGAAAACCATTTGTGTTCATTATCATCACCTTTACAATGTCTATATACTAATTATACCAACAAACACAATGCAAATAAAAAAGGGGTTTATCACCCCTTACAAGTTATTTTTTCGAGTTTTTTGCTTTTTCGGCTTTTCGTTGGTTTTCATCATTGACCATTTTCAGATAATGATCGTCAAGTCCTTTGATGTAATAAATCAATTCTTCTTCAAGTTCCTCGTCAAAATCATACAACCTAGCATATTGCACTATGTCTAAATACGGTATATAAGACGGTGCAAAACCTATTGAACGCTGTCTATCCAAGTCTTTAAAGGCTTGGAAAAACATTACAAGATAACTCGGTATCTCCGGTATCTTTTCAACAAGTTTAGCCTCTGATGCAGGGATTAGTTTTTTACCGAACCTCTTAGCCATTTCAGAGGCTTTTTCTAGGTTTTTATGTGTACGTGAACTATGTTTATAGCCGTAATCAAAAAACTCGATTAAGATTTTAAATTCTTTTCTCTGTTTGTTTCAAGAAAGTTGCTGATATCAGAACTTTGTTCCATAAGCCATTTTAAAAGTTCTGCGGTATCAGGGTTGCATAAAAACTCTTTTGCGTATTCCTTAGAATATGGCACTTCCTCGCAAACAGGAACGCCCTCGCTATCTACAATAACTTGACCGTTTTCATCAACTGACGCAGAGCCTTTTAAATTCTTCCAATCAACAAGAATTTCATCAACAAAAATTTCAGCCAAAGCCTTGTTAATTCTAAGAAATTCAGTAGCACTATAATTATCTTTCTTAGCAAGTGCATCCATTTCTCTTAAAGGCTTGTTGATTTTTGCCTGATAGCTGACATTAGATGTGCTGATACGCTTAATCTTAAACGCAGGATAAGTGCCATCGTCATTGACAAGATCAGTGTATTCGACCCAAACGCCAATCTTTTCAGCTTGCTTATCGGTTAAAAACTTGGATAATAAACCACCCATAACAATCTCCGTAAATTTGTGAATAAAAAATTATAGTATTAAGATTATAACACATTTGATAAAAACTCTTGCAAAAAGTTATTCAGAAGGATATTATGAAAAAGCATTATTATTAAGAGAGGTTTTTATGAACACAAAAAAGTTTGATCCATCATTTCAAAAATTAAAGCAAATGCAGTCTTTACCTTTAGAGCAAAAAATCATTGTATCAAAAATGAGAATTAGACAATGGCACCAGCATTATGAGGGGCGTGTTTGTGTAAGTTTTTCGGGGGGGGTAGACAGTACGGTGCTATTGCATTTAGTGCGACAGGAATTTCCTGATGTAAAAGGTGTATTTGTTAACACTGGATTAGAATACCCTCAAATTGTTAAATTTGTTCACTCAATTCCTAACATTGACATAATCAGACCAAAACTCACTTATAAAGAGGTTATCGAAAAATACGGATATCCTATTATATCTAAACAAACATCAGAAAAAATCGAGGAAATAAGAACAACAAAATCTGAACGTTTGCGTAACATTAGATTAGGAAATACAGGGTCTATACTAGGCAAATTATCAAATAAATGGATGTATCTCGTTGACGCACCGTTTAAAATATCATCACGTTGTTGTGATGTTCTTAAAAAAGCACCGTTATTAAAATACCAAAGAGAAAATCAGGTGTTTCCGTATGTCGGTACAATGGCAGAAGAAAGTGTCCAAAGACTACAATCTTATTGTAAACATTCTTGTAATGCTTTTAATATGAAAAAACCACAAAGTAGACCGCTAATGTTTTGGTCAAAAAACGATGTTTTACAATACCTCCGAGATTATAATGTTGATTATTGTAAAAGCATTTATGGTGATATTATTACTGATAATACAACTAGGGAATTAACAACAACGCTTGCTAAAAGAACCGGATGTACGTTCTGTATGTTCGGAGTTCACTTGGAAAAATACCCTAACAGATTTCAGCGTATGCAAACCGAAAACCCAGCACTATATGATTATTGTATAAACAAACTTAATTTAAAAGAGCCGTTGGAATATTGTCATATTCCGTATGATAAAGACGATTTTGGTAATGGTATTCAAACGGATATTCAGTTTGATTTAGAAGATTAAAACAACAAAAAAAGGTTAGGTAGAAATATCCAGCCTTTTTTGTTGACACGTTATATCTAATTTGCTAACATATAGGTATGTTTTACTAATAAGGAGTTAACTATGGGAAAGTACAAAACTACTTTAGAATCAATGCTCGCAAGAACAGCAGAACTTATCGAAAACGGCAAAGATGTTAAATCTGCTTGTAAAGAGGTGCTGTTATCTACACCTAACGTTGCTCGTCACAGAGCTAACTATTTCAAGTTTATTGACGAGGCTTATCCTGAAATCAGAGCGTCTTTAGACCAAAAATATTTCAAGCGTTTTAAAGAGGGTAATGCGTTTATGTTTGAGTATCTTACCGATACTTGTGGCAAGTGTAAGATGTGCGGAAAAATCATTCCTAGCATAAACGAGTATTGCTCAAAACAGTGTATGGAAAGCGACAGAGATGTTATTAACAAACGTGTTAAGCAGACCCTTGTTGAAAAGTTTGGTGAAGATGGATTACGCTGTAAAGAAATAGCAGAAAAGAAAAAGCGTACAAATCTTGCTAAATACGGTTGTGAGCATCCTAGTCAGAACGAAGAAATAAAACGCAAAACGATTGAAACAAATAAGCGTAATCACGGTGGCATATTAGCTATGAACAATCCTCTGATTAAAGCAAAAATCAGAGAGGCTAATATGCAAAAGTATGGTGTGCCGTATGCACAGCAAACAGCGGAGGTTAAAGAGAAAACTAAGCAGACTAATTTACAGCGTTACGGTTATACGTGTAACTTTGGTGACACTCAAAAACGTGAGGAATATAAACAGATTTGTGTTGAAAAATATGGCAAGGATTACGCTAAACAGAGTGCTGTTAAAGCCAAAAAGACTTTTATGGCAAAACACGGTGTTGCGAATTATCAGCACTTAAACAGACCTCATGTAGAACTTTATGAAAAAGACTTTGTGTTGGAAAACTTTATTGATGAAAACAATGAATTTATGGTAAATGAGTTCTGTGCGTTTTTTAAAGTATCACGAGGAATGTGCGATAAGTTCAAAGTAAATAATAACATTTTGAATAGAAATAACGATTGGCATCGTGGTCGCAGTAGTTCAATAGAACAGGAATTGTTTGACTCTATACCTTGCGAAAACAAGTATCAGAATGACAAAACTATTCTCGGTGGTATGGAACTTGACATGGTGTTGCCTGATATTAAACTTGCTATTGAATATGACGGATTGTATTGGCACTCTGTTCAGCAGGGTAAAGGTGAAAATTATCACCTAGATAAAACTAAACGTTGTTTAGAAAAAGGTTATCAGCTTTTTCATATATTCGAGAGTGATGATATTGAAATTTGGCAGTCCATGATAAATAACAAGTTAGGATTAAATAAGCGTATCTATGCTCGTAAATGTGAAATCAGAGAAGTTAACTTTGCGGATAGCATGAAATTTCTCGAAGAAAATCACTTACAAGGTTTTTGTCCTAGCAGTATTAGATACGGATTGTATTACAACGATGAGTTAGTACAGTTGATAACTTTTGGTAAATCACGCTTTGATAAATCTTATGATTACGAATTGTTACGCCTGTGTACGCTTAAAGGGTATTGTGTTGTAGGAGGGGCGAGTAAGCTGTTTAAACACGCTCTAAAGTTTGTTAAAGGCAACATCATCAGTTACGCAAACAGACGTTTTAGTTGCGGTGAAATTTATAAGCAGTTAGGATTTGAACTTAAAGGTGAAAGCAGACCGAATTATTTTTACAACAAAAGCGGTAAGATGTATTCTCGATTAGGTTTTCAAAAGCACAAACTGAAAGATATGCTAGACAAATTCGATGATAACTTATCAGAATACGAAAATATGTTGAATAATGGTTACGACAAAATTTACGATTGCGGTAATCTAGTATTCTCTTACAAAAACTAAACAAACAAAAAAGGCTAGGTTTCACCCTAGCCTTTTACTTAGTTATCTACTGTTAATCAAAACCAGTCATGTCACTTGCCATCGCTACGTCAGGCAGATACTTAAAGTTTTGGAACGCAAAAGTATAACCATACTTAGACTTAGCACCGTTTGCGGTCAAGTCCATAGTCAAAGGTTCGCCATCACTTACAGACGGAATACTTGCACCCATACCCATCATAGGAATATCAAAGATAATACCCTCGTTGTTACGTGCTAAAATCACCTGCATACCTACGTCAACGTTCTCTTTCAGAGACTTGATAACGTCAACATCTGTGAAATAGCAGTTAGGTGTAGCTGTAACATCGAACTTTCCGACAGAAATATCGAAAGCTCCGAGACAACCAACAGCCTTATTTTCAGAGGTATTGTTGTTGATACTGATATTACCTGAACTCATAAATGCAAAGAGTTCGTTAGGTGCTGTCTTGGTAGGGTCGTTTGAAACGGTAGAGAGACAAGCGAGGTAAACTTCGTTTGCGTTGTTATAACCCTTTTCATCCCACGGATCTAAACGAGTACCAGTAGCGAGAGTACCTTTCTTAGTGTAGAAACGGCAACCTGTAAAGGTGTACTGAATAGCAGACAGAGCAGAGTTTTCGATATTGATTGTGATTTCACTAGGAACACAACCTGAAACGTAAGATGCTTGTGGGATAGTGTTTTCCTGATCCGCAAAGCCAAGACGTTCTTCGATTGTATATGTGGTTCTCTTAATCTTATCAATATCCTTTTCGTTATGGATTGTCATGCCATAGAACAGGTCGATAGTGGTTTCTGATTCAGCAGTAAGTTCGGTAGCATTAGTGGTAAAGTCGAGAATTAAACCATCGCTTTCAATAGCACCGATACGAGCGTAGAATGGGTCGTTATTAGCGAACTTGTTAGTATCACCGCCAACGAATACCCACTGACCGATTTCAAGTCCTAAATCGTCAGCATCAGTAAAGCCGAGTTTAACCTTACCTGTTACGGTAATAGTAGCTGAAACGGTCTTACCAACGACTTCGAGAACACCGTCACCGGCATCTTCGGTAGTAACACCGCCTGCACTTGTAATGGTGATTACGTTATCGGCAACGCTATCAACAACCTTTAAACCGTTATTAGATGCTACTGTAAAGCCACTAGCCTTAATAAGAGTACCAGCCTTGATAGAGGAAGTATCAAAAGTAGTATCGGTAAGAGTGTAGGTGTCAGTAGAACATGAAACGGTGGTAGTAGGATCACCGACATTCAGAGGCTTAGTAGTAAACTGTTCGTGAGCCTTTGCAAAGCAGAAACCTTGAAACAACTCGTTTGAATTGTTTTGAGAAAGTTCCTGTGTAAAGTCAGCACTAGCACTCAAATCGGTAATAGCACCACGGTTGTTCTGTCTATCAGGTCTGATAATTGTACGAGAGGTTTGAGTGGTTTCGCCACCAATATCGCCAATTTCAGATGGTTCAAGTTGTTGCCAAACAGGTGTAGTAGGCAGAACATTGATAGACTGTTCCTTAGCCATATACAACCCTACGGCAGATGAGTCAATTTTTAACGCTTTAGTCATATTATTTAATCCTTTAGCTAAAAGAAAGAAAACAAATAGGTAGTGATATTATACACTAAATTCGCAAAACCTAGAAATGATAGTCATAATCAAAGTTTATGTAGATATTGATTTTACAAAAGTCTTTATAACGCAAAGTACCCTCGGAAAAATCAAACGAGGTGAAATTTATCTGACAATCATGTGGAGGTCTGCGATAAAGGTTTAAAACATTTTGCGTAAGTTCGTATGCTGTTTCCATATTAGTATTAACAGGAACAAAAATCTCAATGTTTATAAAACCTTGCTGACGATATTTAGTTTTGCTAAGACCGTTTAAAGTAGCTCTATCGGCAGACATATGCACTATATCGAACTTTGCGAATATATCATTTGCACTAGGTGTTTTGCCGATTTGATTAGGGTATATGCAGTAATACTTCAACTGTTTATTCCAATAATCGGCAAATATCTTTTCCATGTATTTAACCGCATCATAAGTTTTCATAACTACCTCCCTAGACCGTATGAATACATGATAATCTTTTCCGCAGGTTTCATAACATCGCAGAAATAGACTTTATACCGCTGTTCGGCAGTTCCATCAACAGTTTTACCGATGATATGTGTAGCTCTTGACAAGTCAACGATTTGATTATTCTCGTCATAGACAGGCAGTAAAAAGCATGACATTTTATCATCCATCAGACCATCTTCGATTGTAGAGTGAATACCGAAACGAGTGCCTTGAAAGTATATACCACGAACAGGAGGCATAATAACGCCTGTTGAGACATAAGACACTTCTTTAGTATTGTCAATAAGATACGGTTCATCGGTATCATTCAAGTCTAAACCGCAGACAATGGTAAGTTCTGTACCGTATTTAGTTATAAGTTTTTGTGCAAGTTTTTGATACTTGACATACGATTCTTTCTTACTCATGCTCTATAACATCTCCATACTAAATTCTGCTTTAACAGAGATGCCATAAGGCTATCTGCGAGGGTGTACTTTTCCCATAATGAGCCGAGTTCAGTGCCGTTAGAAAAGTATTCGGTATCAGTTTGCAGAGTACCGACCTGTTCTTTCTTACGCTTAATAGCACCGCCTGTTTCAGACGTTTCAAAATTAACAGCAAGAGACATTGATTCCTCGTCAACATTGATAGCGTATTCAGAACACGCTCTTAACAATGCGAGGGGCATAAAAGGAACTTCGATAGTTTGTTCAGGGTCTTGCGGGTCGGGTTCTTCCTCGACCCAAACAGTTCTAGGAAATTCGAGGGATTGTTTTTCATAAAACATATTGCCCTTGAATTGACCGTACCATCGAGAGTCAATGTATTGAGTAGCAACGACAATACGTTGCTGTTTTTGTTCGGTAGTAAGAGTTTCCCAAAAAGAATTGCCCTTGTCCTCGAAATAGCTATCGGCAAATTCTACGGTAACGTAAGCATTGGCATTAGGAACATTAGTACCATCTTCAACAATAAAAGCCATGACAAAACCTCATATAATATCACACACATGATATTATACCTTAATTTTGAAATGGCTTTAAAAGTATGGGAAAGTAATTATAAGGTTAATCTAAGAAGCGTTGTTTTGCAATTTCAAGCAATTCCTCGTCAGAATAAACGCATTTAAAACCGCTGAATTTATTTTTAAAAGGTGCAAAGCCATAATTGACTTCCTTAATGTCGATATTGCATCTGAATTTGAGTCCGTATAGTTTAGCGGTATTTATTCCACCCTTTTTACTCTCGGCATCGAATAAATCTTTACCGATACACGCCTTAAAGATTTGGTTGCGAATTGAATTGCCGATAGCAACAAGCTGTTTATTACTGGAACTGTAACAAGTCTGTATTTTGCACTCCTGACCCTCTTGATTAGGGCAGTCGGAACTGATAACTCGGCAATAAATATCAATAATAGTATCAGAGTTTGAAAACGCATCTCGGACGTATTCAAGAACGTAAGTACCTTTAGGTAATGGTTCTTTAAGTTCTTCTGTTAAGTCTAAATCTGTATTAAGTTTCATATAAAACTCCTTATAAATGACTAAAGACAAACAGAGTATAACAGATTAAGATTTATTATGCAATACCTTATAAGTAATTAACGCTGAACAAACATCGACAATGTTTTGAGTAGACGTATTACCCATGTAGATTTGCATACCCTTTTGGTCAATAAGTTCGGAACTGCTATGCGTATATTACTGAAACGACAAACGGCTTGCTAAAATCAGTAGAGGTAATAGCGAGGTCGTAACTAGCGTAATAAGGCAGATTTTCTATAATAGGCTCAAAATTATTTTCCTCGAAAACAGATTTAATAGTATTGATAATAGATTGTTCGTCTGAATTGAAATGGGCATAGTCAATAGTGAGTTCGATGTTGAAGTTATCGGAAACGGTGACATAACCAAATTGTGCGAGAGCTACCACAAGAGCGTTATAGTTATTAGACATAAGTTGTCTGCCTTATAAAAATAAACCCTCTTTATAGAAAAGAGGGTATAGGTGATTAAGAAAAATCAGCCATAGTAAATACAATAGAATAGTTATCTATTTCCTCTACATTTTGTAGTTGTGATATTTCGAGTTCCATTTTGAATTTCTGCTGATAAAGATTTGCGCCGTTTGCGTAACATTCGTCAAGCAAAGTATTCAAATCATCAACCGAGACTTGGTGGAACTGATTATCAAAGTCTTTAAACGCTGTCGGTGTATTGAGAGCGATAAGACCTCGGATATTATCCTGTGATTTATGGTCTGCGTTAATTTTAAAACCGAGAGAAGAATTAACGAACATTGTTTCGCACTCATAAGCAGAATACTTTTCAGACTCTTGTTTGAGTTGAGAGAGTTTTTGCTGTTTAGCGACTTCAAGGGATTTAGCCTGTGCATAGCCTTTAACGTAGGTATAGCCACGCCAATCTTTTTCGGTATCTGACTGTTGAATAACGTTATCCTGCCAACCGAGTTGATATGCAAGTTGGGTGCTTTCGGTGAACTGACCTAAGCGACCATCATCGAAAATTTTGTCGTAATAATAGACACCGAAAACCTGTTCGATAGGTTCGGGTTCTACAATTTCTTCAACATCGTCAACAACCGCATTTTCATCGGTAGTAGGTGGTAATTCGTCAGTAGGGGTTTGTACCTCTAACTCTACATTTTCGTTATTTTCATCTGACATTTTAAATCCTTACGTTCTGATTACTCGGAACGGCAAAAATAATTATAGCATAAAAATAAAAAGTATGAATTTTTAGGTTTTATTACATAAAGCCGAGCAATCTGCAAGAAAACAACATTGAAAGGACAATGACCATAAAGACAAGCTCGACAAACTGCCAATCATTAAACCACTTCATAAACCTCGTAAAACCTCGCTAGATTGCGTTATATTCGATTGTAGTTATTTGATAGTGTAATCTATCGAAAAAATCAATAGATTAGCACTATCGTTAAAATTTTCGCATTGTATGCGATTTCATCAGTTAAATAAACTTTTATCAGAATTAGAGTTATCATCAGGTTCAGTAACTTCACCACTTACTTCACCACTTACTTCACCTGTAGATTGCTCTACATTCTCTTGTAATTCTTCAGTAGTGTTATCAGTAGGGATTGTTTCTACATTCTCAATATTTTCTAATTCTGACATAAATAAACCTCTTAAACGTTGCCTAAACATGGGTAAAAATATGCTCCATTTAAACTATCAGCATAAAGATATATTGATATACCTTTACCACCTATTACAGGAAAGCTAATGCCCCATGAAGAAAACTCACTTGTTTCAGTAGAATGTATAAGACCGTTTGTTTGTCGGCATCTCATACTGATTTTAGGCAAAGCAGACCGACTAAGATTAATTTCTATCCATCCATTAACAGGAGGAGTGTACGTATTTAATGATTTGTTAAGGTTCGTTAAATAACTTGAAATATCAATCCCATTATCTAAATCGGGCATGCCTAAAGCACCGGGATTTAAATCGTTAAATAAGGCTTTTCTTGCAGAATTACCATAAGAATAAGACTGTGCAGAACTTACAAAATTAACTTTTTGCGGTACATCATTAAGCCAGTCCGTACATTGAATAGAGAACACGTTATTTGTTCGTACTTCATTTTCAAGTACATCAAAACCTATCCACTGTAAATCGCCTGTTTGTAGAGCACCTTGCGATCTGTTTTGTCTGAAACGTGAAATATAAGCACATGATTTATTAGCAGTATCTCTATTTGAACGGAGACAAATATTTGTTCTTTGATTAACGGATGCTTCATTACCTAGATAATCACCATCTATAGGAATCATATCTGTAAAGGTTTTAATTCCACCTACAGTCTCATTCCCACTATTGTGCACAACATTACTATCATGAGCTTTAACAAACGCTGTTGTTGCTATTTGCGTTGAGTTATCGGTAGTTGCTGGTGTAGGTGCATAAGTATATGCGTTACCACTAGCATCATATCCTACTCGTACAGACACATTGTCACTGTTTGCGGTTGTTGAACCTTTATAAGCATATAAACCTACAGATGTAGACATGTCAGTAGCAAATAGTCCGTATATATTACCAATATACTTATTATTATTATCACTAAAAGCTATACCAAATGTCTGTGCACTTGATGGTGCTGTACCTCTTGTTATACCTGTTGACTTGATAGTTTGATTATTAGTTACAACATTCTTTACACTTTGATTATTCCATTTATTCTTATCAGCAGTAGTTACGTGAATTGTGGTATCACCTGTATGCGAGGTTAAATCTGACGCATTTGCTTTTAATAAAAGCAATCCGTCAACATCACCCTTTGTGTAATAATTAGTCAGATCAGTCGCACTTGTACCGATTAACTCCCATGCGTTGTTGACGTACATGTACTCGTTATACACGTTTTCAGTAGCACTTGTGCCACTTAAAATCATGTAAATAGTATTAGGATTAATGTCAGTAGTCGGCAAACTTTCGACAATTTCTCTGTGTAACGCACCTGCGACAGCTTGTTGTAATGCTGTTACATCGGCAACTTTTTGGTCTAAAATCTCCCAATTTGTCTTTAAGCCAGCATAACAGTTACGCTCGCCCTCACTTGGCAAATAAACGCCGTTTTCTAATGTTGTTCCCATTTCTATTCTCCGTAAGGGTCTACACCGTATGCAGATAAACCGTAACCGTCTGTTATAGGGTGTCCTACGCCTATGATAATTGCCCAATCTGACCTAAGATGCCCTAAGTCAACCTCAACCATGCCAGCATTATCCGTAACAAGAAAATTGTTGGCATTTACAACTGTAATAAATTCTTCGCCTTGACGTAAATTATAAGTAATGCTAGTATTACCGCTACGAATAGTAAAAGAACTATCCGCATCTCTAGCGGTCATTTTAATGCGTACTCTCGATGGCATTAAAACGGTAGAGCCTGACGGTAACGGATTGCTTATCCAACCCGATACCTTAAACAGTCTAGCTTTGTACTTACGCCAATGAGTGAAAAATCTTTGACCAAAACTAATCAGAGCCATTTTCTTTTACCATTGACTTCTTTCTTTTTGTTTTCTGTTCAGTTTGAGGTAATTCAACCTCGGTCTTTGCTATGCCTAATTCTTTAGCAATAAGTTCCTGCTGTTTTAACAAAAATGCCTTTTGAGCCTCTTTAGCCTGTGCCTGTAAAATGCGAGTGCGTTCTCTACGTTCACGTTCGTCATTAACCACAACGTTATTAACCTTGATAATGCAGTTTAACATTGTCAGCTTATTAGTCAGCTTTTCACGTTCGTTTTCAATAGCTAACAGCTTTTCATTAACATTAACTAATTCTTCTTCAATCAGCTTTTTAGTGGTAACAAGCTCATCGTCAGCGGTGAACATGATTTCGACTGATTCTTTACGAATGTTATTATCCCTAAAAATTCGTCTGATAGTTGCGGTAGCACTATCTAAATCATTCTTCATCGCATTGTATTCTTCGGCAGGGCGAGTCTTAACCCAGTTATACGCTCTTTCTATTGACAGCATTTTAGCCTCTCTTATCTATGACTTCTCAAAAAAGGGCGGTAGAAATTAATCTCAAACCGCCCTTATCATTCTCAACTCACGTTATCGTGAGATTATGCAGTTTCACGAGTTACGAGTTCAACCATCTTGACTGAACGCTTATCTCCGCATACTCTACGCCATGAACTTGCGGTAGACAAAGCACCGTTAGTAGTATCGTTTGCAGGGCCGCCCACAGCGAAACCACTACCAATATAGCTGTAACCCTTTGGAGCAATAGCGTTACACCAACGGTTATACATAGTGGTTACACCATAACCATTACCCTGTGCCTGATGTTTTTCAAAGGCGATTGGTTCTTTAACTGAACCGAAACCGAGTTTGAACTGATCACGACCAAAGATGTAGGTTGAGTAAACACCGCCAGTATTAGGAAGATCCTGATTCAGAATAATCTGATAGCCGTTGTAGTAACGAACAGGAGCAGATGCACCGCTAGGAATACGAGTGTCGATAATATCTTGCTTCTGCATGTTAGCAAATACAGTTGGGTGAACCATAATCATACCGAAACCATCTTGAGCATCGCCCATGAGAGAAATTGCATCAATGAGGTGGTTTACGTTGAAATCGGTAACACCTGCGGAATAGGTAGTACCTGAAACAACCCAACGTTGGTCATTTTGAGTATGATAATCATCGCTTGCAGTAGCGTTGTTAGCGAAAATACCCTTTACAACAGACATGAACTGCTTTTGCAAGCAACCAAGACGGAAATCTAAGGTACGAGAGCTGATAAATGCCATTGGATCGTCTGCGGTCAGCATTTCGTCAATGTCGGCTACTTCCCAAGATGCTGTACGAACGCAACGAGCAACTACTAAGTTACTAGCACTTGCCTTTTCAGGAACGATAACGTCAGCAGGATTATCGGTAGCAATAGTTTCACCGCTATCAGAAAGGTTGTTATAGAATGGGAAATTAAAGGTAGCACCACCGCCGTTAAGCAGAGAGTCTAACTTTTCAGAACGAGCGACAGTTCCACTCTGAATAAGATTTAACTTACGAGTAATTTCATCGGTTTGATAACCCTCGTACACTTCGGGTACGATGAGGTCTTGTAAACGAGTTGTAGCCATGAGTAGCCATCTCCTATAAAAATAACATTAAAACAAAAAATAACTTTATTAAATCATTCTTAGCATCACGCACCGAAGATTGCTACTCAACATCACGTATTCGTAACAGATACTATAATATCACACTTTTAAATTTTCTGAAAAAAGCGGTATTTTTGTTAAAAAAGGGGTTGATTTCTCAACCCCAAAAGTCACAAATAAAGGAGTATTTTTATTATACACGATAAGTCGTATAAACAAAAAAGCCGATAACTAAGTATCGGCTTAAAACATTAGATTATAAATTACTTATCAGCGATTTGATTATAGAGATAACCGTAACGTTCTCTTAGCACCTTTTCAAGTCCTTTAGCCTTTGCAACGGCAACTACAGCCTTTGGATCTTCCTTAATTGCCTGTGCTAACTTAGTAATGTTGATGCCACCATCAAGACCTGTGTTAGTCCAGTTTTCAATTTCTATTGAATTGCTTACGCTACCGCCTGCGCCGCCACCGACAGAACCACCGAAAAGATGTGGCTTGTCTTTCTTGAAAAGCTGAACCCAACTGTCAACGCTTACCCCAGCAGGATATTTAGTACCGTCTTTAACTCTTACAGAACCATCTTCGGCACTTTCAAGCACCTGTGTTGCCCATAACAGACCATCTTCCATAGCACTGTCTAAAATGCCGTTGTCACCAAACGCCTTTCTAGCACTGTCTTTTAGACGCTGTTCAGTACGTTCTTTTTCGTAACGCTGATTGATTTTAGAGAGTTCATCAAACTGTTCTTTTAAGTTTTTGAACTGCAACTCTAAATCTGCCTTACTAGACTTAATCTTGCTCAAATCAGTTTCGGTAGATTTAAGGTTAGCGAGTTCAGTCTGCATACCCTTTACGCCTGTCGGGTCGATACCGCCGTAAGCATCGAGTTTAGACTGTAATTCTTTCAGTTTTGCGTTTAACTCTTTATTACTTGTACGTTCTTTTGTGAGAGTATCACGCACACGTTCAAAGTCGCTCTGAAATGCTATATCAGCTCGAATTTGATACTTACCGTCAGTAGTCTCTGCATAAAGCGACTTAATGTTTTCATCAACACCATCGAGAGAATCTACGATAGGTTGAAAAGTTTTTGTGTTAGGATCTTTAAATGCCATAATTATGTACCTCTAATTTGTGAACTCTTTAATTTTATCACGAATTTGAATTGTTTGTAATTTTAGACACATCGGTCAAGTCTTTGTTAGCCGATGTAGTTTTCTTTTGCACACTTGTAGCCGAAACGCTACCTCCTGCATTATTGCCGTTCAGCGGATTTAGACCGCTATTGCTTTCCGCAAACTGTTGTTCAGGTGGCATAAGCAAATCTCTTAAACCGCTTTCTTTTTCCTTTTTAATCATATCAATCTGTGTCTCAAACGGTTCTTTAGTGTAACCCTTAGACTGTGCGTATTCGTATGCGGATTGTAATGACATAGGGAAACCGAGTTTAATTGCGGTAGTAACCTTAACCAAATCATCACCTGTGATACGGTAATCACTAAATTCAAGATTAGGCTGAACAACAACTTCATCTTCATTAGCACCAATCCAACGAGCGATAAAGCGTAATGCTTTTTGCAGACCAAACGCACCTGTAAGAGCAATCTGATTAAGGTTGGCTGTTTGAGCAGTAAGACGAGTTTTTAATGACTCACCGCTTTCAAATGTAGCACCATTAGTCAGCAAGTTACCACTCTTAACCTCACAACGATTATAGGTGTTTTCAAGAGCCTGTCTCATTTCGGGAATACCGTCACCGCTAACGCCGATAAATTCAGCATTTCCATCACAAGCAACGTTTAATACCGCACCTGCACCTGTTCTGATACCTTGTTCTTGTGCATTTTTGCTGTTGTCGGTAGGAGCGTTTTCAGTAACGTTCAGCAGATTACCCTTGATAACGAGCGTGTCCTGTCCTTGCATGTGTAATGCCTGTTTATAGTCGGCTGACAATCTGTACGCACTTAATGAACAGTTAGCTAAATCGTCAAGTGGTGGAAAATCAGGGCGAGTAACGGTATCACAAGCATTGATAAATACGAACGGTATCTCGTGTAATTTTGTACCGAGATAACTAGGGGTAAACATCAGGTTGTCGTTAAATGCGGTGTCTTTAAACACACCTTGACGGTAGTAATCATTACCTCTAACAACGTGTCCGTCACCTAAAAGACAAACTCTATAACGGATTTCATCAGTCCAAGAAAAGTCTTTTAAAACGTGTTCAGTCTCTTTTAGAACTAGCATATTAAGGTCGGTATAACCGAACGGATTATCGCTATTATTCCAATTAGTAATACTGAACGCATCATAAAAAGCGAGATAAGGTTTATTATCTCTAGCAACGTCAGTGCTAATATCGACAAACAGACCGCAACGACCGAGTTTAACCTGTTCGGTGTTAATCATACGCAAAAGGCTTTCGAGGGATTGACCGTCTTTAGTAGCCTTATCTCTCAAATATTCCATCTCTTTCGGCAGTTGAATAGTCGGTGAACTTTGATGGCACAACCCTACATATCTATCCACAGCATTTTTAACATGATTGATGTAATCGGCTCTGCCTATATACGACATATAGATTTTAAAGCCAAGAGAGTTTATTGACCGCATATCGTCAATAATCATACCTGCTGACGGTGGCAGGTACTTAACACCTGCCTTTTTAACATAATCCTCCCCACGGTACAAATCGTCAAGTTTTTCCCAATAAGGAAGCATATTAAGATATTCATAATTTACAGAATCTAACATTTTAATCTCCGCACAAAACTTTTACTCATTATACCCCATTTTTAATTCATGCCGTATGTAACGGTTGATTTTTCGCCCCAGTCTAAATATGACACACCGTATCTCAAAGCATCCGCTAAGTGATCTTCTGCGTTTGTGTCGATATCACCGTCTTTCTTATCATCCCTCGGCAAATCAGGGAATGTTCGTAAAAAATCCCGACAGTTTTCACAAACAAACAGACCTGCTTTTTCTCTCGGCATAGTCATACCCGATACCTCATCAACAACAGGAACGGCATTTTTAAGGCGTTGTTTAATCAAGTTCCAACCCACGGCTCTTGAACCGGATTTTTTATTTGCACCTATCCAATTCTTACCGCCCATGATTTTGCCTGCTATATTAACAGGTTTACGCATTTCATCGGCAATACAGTGACCATCTTCTTTGCTGAATATTGCACTATCTGCGACACTTGCAAAGACGTTTCTATACAAGCCGTTTAACACTTCATGCTGAACGATATTGCGAGCAACATCAGATGCAATCATGCAAACACCTGTATTTTCTTTACCTTTAACGCAACCGTAATACTCATCAAACACGAATATATCCCCTCTAACGGTATGCAAACGCTTATTAGGTGATATAACAACGTCTGTTCCGTCAGATACGGCAAGCCACAATGTTGCGAACGGTTTTGACCAACCCCAGTCAAAACAACATAAAACATTCCAAGAATCGGGCAGTTTAAATTGTGGTACAACATGATACTTCTTACGGAATATATCATTGAACATGCCATCGCCGTAACTAGCGTTCCAATCGCCGTACAACCATGCTTTTCTAAGTTCGGGGTCTTGTATACTTTCAAGTTCGAGTACATATTCAGGTGACAAATGCGTATTTTCTTTATACGAACTGAATATATGAACCTGTGTTTTAACCATAATCTCATCTTTTTGTGTTTGAGGATTATAGGCTTTTATTTCTTTTCTTACGATTTTTCCGGCAGGAGCAGGGTCAACAAAACGCTGTTTTACCCACTGTTTTCCTGCACCGGATGGGTTGGTTGTTATGATTATTTTAGGTCTAAGAGGGGGTAAAAAACGCTGAATTGCATTAGGATAATCAGGTTTTACTCTACGCTCGATTCCGTACAGTTTAAAGTAATCGGCATCAATGTAGTAAGGGTGTTCAAGAGGATTAAATGATGTACGGTTTGTTGTACGCATTTTATCGAAAAAGTCAGGTGTAGGGTTTTTAGACAATTCGTTATAAAGCAATACTGCATATTCCTGACCGTGGAATCTATCATAATCATCCTCTGTAGCACCTTGACGGAACAGTAATTCCTCTCCTGTATCCCAAACCCATTTTTCATCACCTTTTGAACTGTAAAAACGGCATTTCTTTCCATAAATCATCGGGAAAAGACGTTTAGAACGTGCTATAACATCGGCAAGGTCTTTATAGTGCATATCAAGATACACACCTCGATAATACGCACCGTAACCCATGCCGATAGGGAGGCAGAATTTGATAAGACTAACTTCTGTCTTACCGCTTGCACGAGAGCTTGACATAAAAATAGTGTCGCAAGGGCATGTTAATACAAGTTCCTGCGAACTCATATAATACTTACCTTGTATCGTTCGACCTTTCAACGGTTCCCAAACAACCTTTATATCCTCTGGTAACTTAAAAGCCATTTCTCACCTTATTTGTGACTATCGACTATTTCATGCTGTCGATTAAATTTATTATAATTAAAATACCTATAAAAAATATTGCAAAGAAAATTAAAAGGTCAGCAAAATTACTGTCCGTCAAAATTTGCCTCCATAGTCACGCTTGCCTGTTCTTCCCATTCAGCATCACTTACAGGACTAGGAGACATAATAACGTTAGTAAGTGCATTATTAGTACGAATATCAACAGGTTTATTCAATCCGTATAACAAGGCAAGCTGTTTACAAGCGTCTACACGTTCTTTATTTGAACCGCTATCGGCAATATTGCGTAATTTTCCCACAACAAACTTAAACGCCTTGTTAATATTATCTTGTTTGTCGGGCATGCCCAGCACAACTTCTTCTGCAAGTTTCTGCTGAACATACGGCATATTATAAAAATAAAGTAACGCCTTGTTTATATCACTAGGTAGTACACCGAGTCTTAAACACGCCCTTTCCGCATCATAATCTTTGTAATATTCTTCTAAAAATTCATCGCACAATATACGTTCACGCTCGCTAACCTCGTTTTTAGCGATTGCAAAACTGTCTATTGTGGTGTTTTGCATCATATCATTTTCATTCATTTTTAACCCCGATAGTATGTTTTGACATACTCTCAAACTGTTGATTGTAAACTTTTAGCAAAGCATTGTATTTCTCAACTACTTTGTCACATTCTGCGGTGATAGCCAAACTTTTTTCAATTTTTCTGTATAAATCGGCTCTTGTAAAACAGACAAGTTCGGCGGTAGCTGGCTCATTCCGGGGCATATCTGCTTTGGTGTTTGAACTGTCTTTACATTCGTGCAACCCATCAACAACAAGGGTGTTATTACGCAAATCTTCAATAGTGTTTTCGTAGTCATTTTTAATCATCTCCTCTTTTTCAAGCTGTTCTGAAATAATAGTGTTTATTTTGTGTTGATTAGCTATTTCCTGCGAACGTACAAGTTCAACAAGTTCGTTAATTTTGTTCTGATAATCATTAGTAATTTGGCTCTGTTTGAGTTCATTACGCTGATTAGTAGCGTCTGACCCCATGTAATATCCGGTTGCGAACAGAATGAGCCAAGTAATACCGAGTAGAGCCTGTGGGAGAATTTTTAACCAGTTCATTTTTCGTTCTCCTTGTCAACAGCAACTAATTCTGCCTTACTTGTAATGATGCGTTTTAATAGGTTGATAGTGAAATCTGCCCCTATATAGCCTGCTGTACCTGTAACGGAACAAATGACTGAAATAGGGTACTGATAGTAGCTCAAAAGCCAACCTATCAGCAGACCTGCGAACGCACTTGACAAAACCTTAACAAAAAAGTCGAATAGCACGAACTTTTTTCTATTGCCGAACAATGATGATAAATATGCCACAGAACCTCCTACACCTGCTATCACGGCAAACAACAAGCCGTTCAGGATTTCTTTAAACTGTTCATCAAACATTTCATAGTCCTCTATCTTGCAAACCTTGCTCATAGCACTTTAAAACCATAAGAGTAGCCTCGATTTTTGTGACTATATGGTCTTTATTCTTATCAAGACCTTTGTTCTGTTCATATTTTTTGCCGTTGACGAACATAGGATAATCGTCAGGCTTACCGATACAGCTAGGATAAAGAATAGCCATATACATATCGGAAAGGGTGCAAGTACGTTTGTAATAAGGGAGAAAATGCTTTTTAACGTAAGGTATCTGTTGAGCAAAAGAGCGAGATTTCATAAGTTCTGCGGTTGTACCGTATGCTTTACAGATAGCAGGCATAAACTGAATCAAACCAACTGCTCCTGAAGCCTTATTTACGGCTTGCGGATTAAGATTTGACTCGAATTTCATACAAGCGATAAGGTAATCGAGTTGATCTTCTGACCATCCGAACTGTTGTTGTAATTGCAATAATGCTTTTTTACCATCGTCAGGAATCTTGCTACTAAAAATCATCTCTCAACCTCTTATTACGTATAATTTATCGACTATTAACACATCTTTATACGGATATTATACACTATGTTTAAGAAAACGCTTTTTAAGGGGTTAAATGAGTAGCAATTAGAGTAGCAATTAGAGTGGCAAATAAAAAACCCACAGCCAAAAAACGACTGTGGGGAACACACTAACAACTATTACATAAGGAGCATCAAATATGAATTATTTGATACTTACAATTATAATCAAAATTTTTATAATTGCAAGAAAATTTTTAAATTATTTTCCTGTTGAGCCAAAACCTTTGTCTCCACGAGTAACCACGCCCTTTATTTCTTGACCGGGCAAAAGATAATCAGTAGTAGAGTTTGCGTAAAACACAGATGGATGTATCACAGGCAGGAATACTATTTGTGCAACACGTTGAAACGGCTCGATTGTCACAGGCTCGTTTGTTGTATTCCACACAGCTAACTTAATCTCGCCTGTATAGTCAGGGTCAATAACACCCACGGTATTACGCAGAACAATACCTTTTGAGCCTAGACCACTTCTCGGAAAGATAAATCCACCGCAGTCAAACTGATACATGCGTAAAGAAATACCTGTAGGGAGAAGTTTTGACTCGTTAGGTTGTAAGACAACAGGTTCATCCACGGCAACACATAGGTCGTAACCTGCGGATTGACCGTGAGGGGTAAAGGTGGTGTTTTTAAGCTGTTCTTCGTGATGTAAGTATTTGATAACTAACTGCATTTTAACTCCTTGTATTATATTTAATAACTAACTGCATAATAATATCTCTCTAGTCTTTAATAACTTTATAAACAATATATTCCCGACAAAAACCATCGGAAGATACGTCAATGCACCGTATCTTGTGAGTAGCAATATTTGTCTCGGTAGATGTTGATGGTTTGTCTATAATTATATTGTCGGGGGTGTGAGTGTCGTATAAGACTGCACACACTACCACAAAAACAATGGCTAATAAAATAAACATGCCAAACATTACGTATTGCCCAAGTGATGATGGTGAGGATGATTCGGAATCATCACCGCATGTTACAGGTTCTTTAATAATCATAGTGTTACCTCCTGTTTAATGTTTTAGCAAGACGTTTAACGGAACGGAATGATTTTTCATACCAGCCTTTTTTACAGTCCTTTTCCGGTATCAGACCATCTTCAATAAATTCAGATAATATTTCGTTGTTAATCTTTAGTTCAGACAGAATATCCTTGACCGTATAAATTTTTGCTGAGGGTGTAGATGGTTCGGGGGTTGTATCAGTACAGGCAATAGGAGAGTGAACCTTTGTCTTTGCTTTCGGCTTGTTTACAGGCTTTATCTCACACAACTCGTTGATACAGTCAGTAAGAACATCATCGTTATGCGGAATAAAAGGTAACGGTAGCTCTTTCTCGTCATATTCACAGTCGTATAACCGCAGTATATCAATAAGTTTAACGCCTTTCTGTTTTAAATAGCTAATAACTTGCTGTAATTCTTCATCAGTCATAATAACTCCTTAATAAATGTTTATACCGCATTTTACAAGTATGACAGGATATAGTCAACAGAATTTATTAAAAAGTTTAATTGAACATAAAAATAAAACCCCAAAACTTGCGTTAAGGGGTTTGACTAATAAGGAGTTCTATGAATAACAATACACACATTTTATTTTAATTTGCATGTGATAAGCAAATTGCTGATTTCCGAAAAGGAGAAAATCTAAATGACAGCTATAAGTATAACACAAACTTTTTAAATTGCAAAGAAAATTTAAAAAATTTAATAATTTTGTATAATGCTACATATACCAATCATCTTCGGGTATTTTGTTGCTCTCATCGTCTTTGATACGGTCATACACGCTCTTGTAATAGCAGACCCCACAGATTACCCCCATTACACAAACAGATAATATTACAATACTCATACATAAGCCTTTAAAGATAATACAAACACATTACACACTGAAAACGATTTCATTATTATAGCATATTTTTAAAATCCTGTTTAGGAATTAAGAATACTGCGAGCTTTCTGCTGATAAAACGCTCACTCTTATCATAATATGCGTACATACCATAAAAGATTACAGTCGGAACTAGGCTGTAATAGAGTATATCATAAGGAATATACCTTAACACCCATACGCAGAAACCGATGTAACAGCACCAAAGGAAATGCAAAAGGGAGGTGGCGAGAAGCGAACGGATATTAAACATTTTTAACCTCTTTTTTCAGAATTTTCTCGTAAAAATCATACACGCATACAGAGATGTAAATTGCAAGTGATAAGGTAAGCAGGATTGTAGAGACAATGATCACCTCGCATAAAAAATCATCACCAATAAACTTGTATAAAGGCTCAAAACATAAATGCGAGAAATAATTAAATACTGGGTACACAAATAAAGCCGTAAGGCATAACAATACCGCAGGGTTCTTTAACGCTTCACCTACCAACCATAAGCCACCTAATACCAATATTCCACATAAGAAAAAACTCATATAAATCTCCTTATAACAGTTATCAAATATGAATAATTATAAATATCATACGTTAATTGTATCAAATATTGGTTAAAAATCAAACAATATTAGAAATTTTATCAAGTGGTAAGGGTTATCGCTCAGTCCAATATTCTTCTACGCATCTTTTGCGTACTAAATTTACAAAATCTACGCTTAATAAGCAACGAATCTTGAATACTAACTGACCGTATTCAGGAAAATAATAGTGAGCTATTGTAGGAGGTACATCAGAGTCGATGCCGTTAGTCGATTTGGGATTCGGTAAAAACGGTTTGTCAGAGCCGTAGTAATGTACGAATACAGGCAAAGTAAAAGGTTGTTTTGGCGTTTCGACAAGCATCTTCCTGTAGGTGTAATTGTATTGAGGTTGTAAACAAATGCGAGTCAGAGAGGGATTGTCACAGCCTAATAAGTTGAGATAGTCTTGCTCTAAACAGTAAGAGTCCTCGGTAGATAAAAAGTCTTTCAGGTCAGCAAGGTCAAATGTCGGTACATTGTAAAAACAAATAAAACCACAATTTAAATACACACCTTGTAACCTAGTCATAAACTCACTTGAATGTGTCTTGGATAAGGTAGTAGAAATATCATCATACTCATTTACACCGATTAACAATGGGGAATCATTGTCAGCTATCACAGAGTCAATACCGTCAAACAATAAGTCTAAGTTACAATCCTCTAAAAACATTCCATCAATATCACAATGAATATAAACAATACCGTTGTCGGTTGAGCATAAATCATTATCGGTCGGGGTGTTCGGGTTGCAGATACGTAATTCGGGATAGAGGGTGTTAAGATGGGAGGTGTCAGAAGATAACATCATCGGTTGTATAGAGCTATCTAAATTGTCAGACAATAACTTGTTGTAATTCATCACCCTTGATATAGCTATCGCAACACTATTCTTGTCAATACATCTACACTCGCAAAAATTGTCAGGCAGGTCTGATACAAAATCACGACTGCTAAATAATTCAACCTCTATCTCAACATTAAATCTCATGCCTATCTGTTGCACACGGTTGCTGAATGAGGTTGTGTCGCTATCATCGTTGTCAGCAGAAGATGATTCAGAGGCAAGTTTGCCTACATCGTAAAATATTACAACCTTTACTTCATGCTCACAAAAACTTATGGCTCGGCACAACGAATATAACCACACTAAACATACATCTTCCCAAGCACGATTGACCTCACACCAAATCACATATCTCATTCTTGTTGCTCCCTATCTCAATAACCCTAATAAATACTCTACATCATACTCGCCATGATACTCTAATACATACTCTATATCATCCCGATTGTGAGCAGTTAACCATTCATCCATCGCCTTTAGTACAACTGTACTCGCACCTAACCACTCTAATAACCCAACCTCAACAATCTTCTTCCTCCATACGCTACCCCGACTACGCTCTAACCACTCATCCCACATTATCCCTAAAAATACTAAATCTTCACCCTTGCCACTAGATTTGTACCTGTCAACCTCATCATATACAATGTCTAAAAAAACCTCAACACCCCTCTTTATCAATTCGCCTCGCACAATTACTACTAGCACACTTGTTACACACCCTATGAGCAATCCCCATAAGCCTTGTACCCACCCTACACATAGCGAACACACTAAGTAACTGATTACCTGCACCCATAAGGTTTCCCAGTACCATAAAAATCCACCGACAACAAACGCTCTATACCACATACTCATCACCTCTTATGTCATTATACACGTACCACAAAACTTTTTTTGATCAGGGGGTAATTTTGGGATATTTTGAATTAATATAGGGGTTTTTAAAGGGATGCCCCCTTAATACATGGGTCAATGCTGACTTTTACAAGGTGCGGAGGGGATAACGTGCATAAAATGACGCAAAAAACACATATTTTTATAAAAATTTGGGTAAAAAGTGGCGGATTACTGCTAAAAATGATAAAAATATAGCTGTATGGGATGCTTAGAAGTGATTAAAACTGCCCTGAAAGTGGCTAAAAAGCACCTAAAAACACACTTTTTTAATCGTTCCGATCTTCCGATATTTTGAAATTTTATCAGAAGATCGCCGATCTTGGTCTGCTGTTTGGGTCTGCGGAAGCGTCGGAAGTATGGAAGCGTGGAAGCGGTCTGCGGTGGTCGGCTCGTGTAGTTGCCTCTTGTCGGCTCTCCGTGTTTGCCGTTCATCAGAAGAATATAAAACCTCGGTCGGCTCTGTGATTGATGTTTTTTATATACGTTAACATAATGTATATTATGCGATCATGGATCTATTGATAAATTTTAATGTATTTGGCAGCCGTTGGGGGTCGGCTGTGGTGCGGTTGGGTGCTTGTCAGCCGTACATGTGAGAAAGTAAGAAGAAGACTACATCATAATAATACAAGTCTTTTGCCCTGAATACTGCTAACATCTTGCACATGGCCACGGCATC